AACACTTTCTTCTTCCCCTTCCATGCGCGGCAGGGTTAGGGCTGCTAACAGGACTTGTTGCTGCTTCCATGTATCAAGGCCTGCTTTCGATAGCATTCCAATAATTGTTGAAACGCTAGGCAGCAGACCCAGTTTCCTTGCATCCCGTAGCGTTGTTGGCCGTTCCCCAGTTTTGCCAATAGTTGTATAAGCTGGCGTTCCTTCTTTGGTGTACCAATGACCACTTTCTGCCACCTTTTCTTTAACTATCATTATTAACCTTTAGAATGGAATGTCATCATCAATAATGCTGGTGTCAGGCTTTGCTTCATCTTTAGCCTTTTGGCCGCGCCATTCACTGCTTTCTGTAATCTTTTCCTTGTAATACTTTGGCAGTGCATCGTATTTGCTTTGGTCAAATTCAGCTAACCAAAAATGCACAATAGGGTTTATGCCGTCAGGAATAGCGTTACGCAAAGCAGTAGGAACTGGGCTAATGCCACTAATGTTGGCGTATTTACCATCTTCTGAATGGGTAATATTGACCATGCAAAACTTGTCTAACAAACTTTTAAGGTCAAACTTTTTTCTATCTTCAGGGGTCATTTTCTTATTTCCCCAGCTTTCAAGGTCTTGCCTTAAACGGGCTTGTTCCCCTAAAGAAACGGTATAACGCTTAGAAACAATAAGGGGTTTACCATCATCTGTTTTTAATGGGCCGCCTGCATCATCTTCACCGTGTAATTCCCAAGTAAGCACTACCTTGTGCATTATTTTGGTTTCGCCTGCCCATTCAGTAGCTTGGTGGCCTAAGTCAATAACGCTATACAAACGCGCCATGTGTAAGCCTGCTGGGGCTATTTTAAATTCTTTGGAACTATCGGAAATAATCATTTCATACCTTTCTGAATGGCAGAATTCATGTCAAGTAGCATATTCCACACTACTTGGCCTGCTGCGCTTTTTTCTTGTCTTGGTTTTGCTGGAAGTCCGCAAGCATAGCGGATGGTGTCTATTTGCCCTAGCGTTAGCCTGATGCCTTCTTCAGCATCTGATAGGGCTTGTTCAAGCTGGAATTCAAGCTTTACATTGTCTGCCCACTGCTGTTGGTTTTCTTCTTTGGTCATACTTTCCTTTCTATTGCACCGCTACTGCGGTAGTTATCACCGCAATTGCGGTAGGTACATATTAAGCCAGCTTAAACAACAATGCAAGTATTTATTTGTCTTTATGCAAAATATTTGTTAAGATAGCTGAAATGAATGCAACAGCAATAATTAAACTTTTAGGTGGGCCAACGCGAATAGCCAAGCTGGTAGGTGTAAGCGTACCTGCCGTTTCTATGTGGCAGAACGGGGAAATACCGCAAGACAAGCTTATAGTGCTGGCTGCTACGCTAGAAGCAGAAAGTCACGGCCTTATAACGCGCAAAAGCCTATTTCCTGAAACATATAGCCTTATATGGCCTGAATTAAAAAGTTAGGTTATACTTTACGCAAGCGGATTGAACCCCGTAAGTAGAGTAACCAGCCTAAAGCCCTTGAAGGGTAGTTTCTGAGCATTTTGGAAAGGCTGGCTGGTCTTTTCTAAAGTGGGTTCAACTTAGAGATTACCTTTGAAGGGCTTTTTCTATTTCTGCTGGAGAAAGGGAAAACATCAGTTTTCTTGTGCCAGTGAACTAATGTTTTCTTTTTCTTCTTTTTTTTAGCTTTCCTGAATTGACAGGGTATCTTTTCACAATTTATTGTGGGGGGGTAGGGGGGGTTTGTCTTTTGGTTTCTTCTGCTTCTTTTAAGGGCCTTACTTAATAATTAGTAAATAAACAACATATTAGGGTAGATACCTAGTAAATAAATATAAAAAGCCCTTGCATTGTTAAGCAAACTTAACTATACTGGTAGTACCCAATTAAGGGTGAGATAGAAAAAGGAGCAATAAATGAATGAAATTAAAACAGGTGGCCAAGTTCTTACTTTTGGCAAAGTTAAAGGCCGTTGGTCTTACGATGGCCGCATTTCTTTAAGCGTTTTGTATTTTGAACAAGAAGCTGAAGCCAACAAAATCGCTAAACAAGTTGTAAAACAAGACTGCCGTTACAACGGTGGTTGGTTTGATGGTATGCCTTGCGGTAGGTCAGATGCTTTTGACTATGAAGATAGCAACGGCATTAAATGGTATGCAGTAACTTGTTAAACAAAAAGCCCCTACGGGGGCTATTTCTTTTTGAAAGCACACAATGGCAACTAAAAAAACCCCAGTTAAAAAAACCGTAGTTAAAAAAACTAAACCTTTAACCAAGCTAGAAATAGCTGAACGCAAAATTCAAAATATGCAATGGGCAATCGAAGCTGCTTACAATAATTTTGATGAACTATTTGCTTTGCTATGTATTTACCGAACCTATATTGACCATGAACATTACAGCAAATACACCGCTAAAAACGCTTTAAATGGCATATTTACTAATGCAATTAACATCCAAACAAACTTGATGGATGAAGCTGGGCTGGAATACTAATGGATAACCAAGACTATGTAATTGACGAAGAAGCTGGAATAGCTTTTAGCAGTAGAAAAATGGCCGTAGATTGGTATAAAAAGCAGTATTACTTGCTTCTTGAAGAAAATGCCATGCTTACTAAAGAATGTGCCGCGTTAAGGGAACAGGTAAATGGCGTTTAGTGAATTCTATAACCTATATCCGCGCAAAATGGGCCGTAAGGAAGCAGAACGAAGCTGGAACAGGCTAACCCCTGCCCAGCAAGAAGAATGCCTTGTAGCCATGCCTAATTACATTAAATATTGGAAGGTAAAAGAAACTGCTAAAGACTTTATCCCCTACCCTGCTACCTTTTTAAACCAAGAACGCTGGACAGACGAATTAGACATAGAACCTATAGTTACTAAAAAGCCTGAATTACCCTTTTACGCTACTGAAGAACTTACCCTAAAGAAAGCCCAAGAAGTTGGCATTACACCTTATGCAGGGGAAGGCTGGCAACAACTTAGGGCGCGAATAAGCCAAAAAATAAAGCAATTAGATGAACAACTATAAAGACAGAATTAATTACTTGGCCCAAAGTTATATAGCAATTGCTAACCGCTATAGAAATTGGCAATTGGTAAAAGAACTTATTGAGAAAAATAAAGAAACAGAAGCGGATGTAAAAAAACGCATAAAGGAAATATTAGGAAAATGTTAGAAGATAGAGAAATAGACCCCCATTTAGCAATTGATTACATTCTTAAACATAAAAGGGCTTATGCAGAAGCTAAAGGCCAATTGGCCCAGCTAGAAGTCTATAAAAACAGCCTTAAAGCCATAATGATGAAAAAGTCAGGGGAACAAACAATAGGGGCGCAAGAACGCGAAGCCTACGCCAGTGAAGAATATGTAAACTTAGGCCACGCAATTGGCCAAGCAACCGTACAAGTAGAAGATATGAAGTTTGCGTTAGAAGCTGCAAAAATGCGCGTACAAGTATGGCAAACTGAATCAGCAAACAACAGGCAAGTGGAGAAATTTACCGTATGATTAACTTAACAGAAGAATATTTAATACTTAAAACATTAATCCGTATGTACGATGAAGCACTAAAAAAAGCAGACCCAGTGCTTATGTTAGAAATTAGCGTAGATATTGCAGAAAGCGCAGAAAAATTAGAACAAGCAAGTTGCGACCACGCAAATGGCCACTAAGAATGAGAAAGAAATTTACAGGCGAATTGCTGAACTGGGATGTTCATTATGTCGGCATCAAGGGGCTGCAGGCACGCCAGCAGAATTGCATCACATTAGACGAACTTCTAAGCGAAGTAATGCCCCTGTTATCCCCTTATGCCCCTATCATCACCGCTTCCCAAATACCAGTATTCACGGAATGGGTCGAAAACGCTTTGAAAGGGAGTATTTTGTTACAGAGGAAGAATTATTGGCACAAACACAGGAATTAATCGGTGAACAAAGAACTTGCAAATAAATTGTTTTTATACAAAGATGGAAACCTTTATTGGAAATCCAAATTTAGCAAATATTCCAGCATCAAAATTGGCCAAGAAGCTGGTTATATTGATTCTGACGGATATAAAAGAACAAAAATAAATAAAAAACTTTATGGAAACCATCAACTTATTTACTTAATGTTTTATGGCTTTATTCCACCGCAAATAGATCACGCAAACCAAAATAAGTTAGACAACACAATTGAAAACCTTAGAATTGCAACAAAATCTCAAAACCAACATAACAAAGCTACCCAAAAAAACAACACATCAGGTGTAAAAGGGGTTTCTTGGTACAAAAGATTAAAAAAATGGCAAGTTCAAATAATGGTAAATAAAAAATCCTTACATTTTGGGCATTTTGCTGATTTAGAGTTAGCAGAACTTGTGGCAATTGAAGCTAGAAGTAAATATCACGGTAAATTTGCGTCATGGTAATTTTAAATTTGCCGCTACCACCCAGCGTAAATAGCTACCGCACCATATTTAGGGGCAGAATGGGCATTAGCAAAGCAGGCGTACAGTTTAAAGAACAAGTAAGTGACTATGTAATTGAATACCGCGTACCAAAGCTGGGCGCGGCACGCTTAGAAATGAAAGTAGTTCTGTATCCCCGTGACCGCAGAAAACAGGACATTGACAACCGAATTAAGGCTTTATGGGATGCCCTAGCAGATGCAGGCGTATTTGATAATGATGAACAAATAGATATTTTGCTAGTAGAACGCGGTGAAATTAAAAAAGGCGGTGGGTGCTTGGTAATGATTGATATTCTTGATAAAATAGAAGAAAATGCACCCATAACATAAGGATTTGTATGGAAAAGTCAATGGCGTTGTTCCTAGCTACCATGCTTCATGCAGGTACAAACACCCATTTTTTTCATTGGGCCACTAAAAGCTATGCAAAACATAAGGCTTTAGGCCACTTTTACGAAAATATTATTAATCATACCGATGCCCTAGCTGAAGCTTACTTTGGCGTCTATGGCCAAATAACTGAATTTCCTGCTACATACCACCAGCCAAAAGAACCATTAGCCTATTTGCAGTCATTGCAGGCATTCGTCAAGGCTGCGCGCCCTGACTTACCTACCGATTCAGAGATTGTGCAATTAATTGACAATATCGCCCAAGAAATTGACACAACTATCTACCTACTTAAATTTAAGGCTTAAGACTATGGGTGACGGACTATACGCAAATATTCACGCTAAACGGGCAAGAATCAAAGCAGGTTCAGGTGAAAAGATGGCAAAAAAAGGTGATAAAGATCGCCCAACCGCTAAAGACTTCAAAGAATCAGCCAAAACTGCTAGAAAAGAAACCATTGAAACTGCTTACAACAAGTATGTTAAGGAAAAATAATGGTAAAGATGATTCCACCTACACCTATGAGCCGTAAATACAAAAAAGAAGATGCAATGTTACGCCCCCATGTTGAATCTACGCTAGAAAAGAATCAGCGTGAAAGATTAGAGCGTAGAGCAGCTAT